TATAAATGGTAGTTTCCTATTGTGAGACGGTATTCTCCGGTGATTCTTGGTAGTTCGTGTTAGGGTACAGTCACGGATACTGCCGTTCAAAAAGATCACCGGAGAATACCGAGAATACGCCTTCGCCAGAAAGCCAGATTCTTGAAGAATCCGTATGCCAGACGCATCTGAATTCGTCTCCAGAAGAATGAGGCATCTTCTAGTGTGTCAATCCACCATTTCTGTACTGGAGGAACCCGGGAATAGCCTAATCTGGCGTCTTCTCCCGGACTTATCCCATCTCCCATCTCCCATCTCCCATCTCCAACAACACAAGAGGATTTTTATGGAAACCCCAGACATGATGATCAATCAGATCTCACTAGCCGCCATCTTGCGGTCTATCCCAACCAGAGATAGTCAAACTGGTCAAATTGGGACTGCCACGAATAGAGGGAAAGACACAGAAGCAGACACTCTATCGTATTCCTGACTGTGTCAAATGGTACATTGACTATAAAACCAAATCATCCAAACCAGATGAGCTAAAAGAAGCCCAAATCAGAAAACTCAATCTGGAATCGGATAGGATAGAAGTGGAACTGGCGGAAAAGCGCAAAGAACTGATCGCCATCACGAAGATTTCAACTATTTGGGGTCATCTACTTCAGGAGTTCAAGACGAAACTCCTTCTCATTCCGAAGCGCGCTTTTAGTCTGTTTGACAGCATTGATAGTCCCGCCACCCTCGAACAGACCCTAAATGGGATGATACACGAATGTTTGGAGGAATTGAGTCGCGCGGAACACCTTACCACCCAGGCAATGGAGAAAGTGTAAATGTCATATTTCAGTGAAGACACTCATTTTGACCCTAAAAAGATTGATCCTGCTTTTCTACAAGAAGAGATGGATTATTATTCGTCTGTTCACTCGTGGTATGCCCATCAAGCCATCTTTGAAAACCCCCAGGTCTATTCGAATAGAGCGGCTATAGCCTATGCTATCAGTGAGACACTCAAAGCCGTGTTGTGTCTATGTCTAGACGACAACCCGGAGATGTTCGAGTTTATACTGGACAAGATGTGCCCAGTGAAAAGAACCAAGTCAATCAAAACATATGAATTTGAGGCACATGAGTAAAATAAAGCCCCGATCTACTCTGAATAGATCGAGGCTTCCAATCACAATCATTATAGGAGAATGACTATGACTGAATCTATTTATACAGACGAAACACCATCTCAACTTTATCGCATAACTCACATTCCAACCGGATTGATCTATTACCGGATCGTGCTGGAAAAAGGGTAAAACTTACCTTGATCGTTTTCAAAAGCATCTAAACGGTAAGGGCGGAGTTTATATCAAGAAGTTGATTGAAGATGGTGCTTTGAAAGAGGACTTCAATACCGAACTGCTCGGAATCTATCCGAAGGATGAATGTCTCGCAAGAGAAACGGAACTCGCCAAGACATCATTGTTCCCGAAAGGTCTAAATGGTAATGCGGGAAAATACATTGAATTTACCGAAGATACACGAAGAAAGATGTCTGAAGCCGCCAAAAATATGTCAGAAGAGACTCGAAGAAAACTGTCTGAAGCAGGTAAAAAAAGAACTCATTCCGAAGAGACTAAAAGAAAGATTACGGAAGTGCATAAAGGCAAAACTCGTTCAGAAGATACACGAAGAAAGATGTCTGAAGCCGCCAAAAATAGATCCGAAGAGACCAGAAGAAAAATGTCTGAATCAAGGAAAGGTAAAACTCATTCCGAAGAGACTAAAAGAAAGATTTCGGAAACGAAAAAGAAAAACAGGCAAAAGAAAAATGGAAACATCATCAACGACTGAAGAACTCCTTCTCTCCACCAGTCTACAAGCACTCAAGCCACCCCCACTCTTGACTGTAAGCGACTGGTCCGATACTTGTAGAGTACTTTCCAGGGAAAGTTCTGCCGAACCCGGTAGATACAAGACTTCCAGAACGCCCTACCTAAAGGAGATTATGGATTCGGTGAATGACCATAAAGTCGAGTTCGTCGTCTTCATGAAATCAGCACAGGTACGGCGCCACCGAATCGCTCATCAACATCATTGGTTACTTCGTGGATTACGACCCCTCTCCCATCATGATGATCCAGCCAACGATTTCTATGGCTGAGACCGTAAGTAAGGATCGAATCACGCCTCTCTTTCGAGATACTCCTACGCTCAACATGAAGCTGTCTCCTAAACTACGAGATAAGGGTGTCTTTGCCACGAACAACACGATTTCACATAAGGTATTTCCAGGCGGTCATCTAACATTGGTCGGAGCGAATAGTCCCTCCTCTCTGGCTTCTCGCCCTGTTCGCATACTTTTGATTGATGAAGTGGATAGATTCCCGGAGAGTGCGGGATCAGAAGGTGATCCCGTCTCCTTGGCAATCAAACGAACTACGACATTCCGAAATAGAAAGATTTTCCTGACCTCTACTCCTACAGAAAAGGGACAAAGCAGAATCGAGAAGGCGTTCCAGGAGAGTGATCAACGATACTATATGGTTCCTTGTGTCCATTGCGGAGGAGAGCAAATCCTGGAATGGAGCCAAGTGAAATGGACAGATAATGACTATCGCACGGCTCGTCTTCATTGCCTTCATTGTGACGCGGTTATAACAGACCTTGAACGCTGGCAGTCTCTAAAGCACGGGAGATGGCAGCCATCTGCCCCCTTCAACGGCATAGCAGGATTCCACATCTCCGAGTTCTATAGTCCCTGGGTTAGTATCTCGACCATTGCCAAGAACTATTTTGAAAGCAAAAGAGGCGGCGATGAGATGCTTCGTGTCTGGTGGAATACCTCATTAGGACTTCCCTATGAAGAGGAGCAAGACCAAACTCCCGTCAAACATCTAATGAAGCGTGCCGAGGATTATAGTCTCCATCGCATTCCGGATGAAGTCGTCTACATCACGGCAGGCACGGACACGCAAGACGATAGAATCGAGTGCTCGTTTATTGGGTGGGGACTCGGACAAGAGGCGTATGTATTAGAGCACCTTGTCATTCCCGGCAATACGACGCAGACAGATGTATGGAGGCGTCTTGAAGAAATCATCGGGAAGCAGTATCAAAAGAAGGATGGGACGTTGCTCAGTATCGGACCTGTCTGTTCGGACTCGGGTGGTCATGCCACTCTCCAAGTATACGACTTCGCCATGACGCAGCAAAAGACACATAGAAAGGTCTACGCCATCAAAGGGCGCCCCGGTACAGGTCCGATTTGGGAGTATAAGGCGCGAATCTCGAAGACGCATAAGGCACAACGATTTCATTTCGTGGGCGTTGATACAGCGAAGGACGCCATTTATTCGCGTCTCAAATTACAGACTCCAGGAGAGCATTTCATTCATTTTTCGAAGAATCTACCTCCTGAGTATTACAAGCAACTGACGAGTGAGATCCCTAAATGGGAGATAAAAAAGGGACGCCCGAGAAAGCATTGGATACTCAAGGCGGGAGTCAGGAATGAGGCATTAGACTGCTTTGTGTACGCTTTAGCCGGGCTCTATTCCCACTTACAAGACTACGAAAGAGCCTGCGCCGACTACGAGGCGATAAAGAGGAACACACCAGTTCAAACCGAGGCGGTCGTTCAAAAGAGTGGGTATCTTGAAAAGTTTAGGTATAAGTGAGTTCCGTCCGCGTGGTCCTATAAATAGATAGGAAAACCTATTGATAATAATGGGACAGAAGGTGGGAATGGAACTACCAAGAACGGCGTTCTTCTCCTACGGATAGGCACGGGTACTGCCTCCTCCCGTGGAACACCAAGAAACACCTTAGAACACCTCTAATCAGCAGAAACCAAAGGAATCCATTGTGGCAACCGTTCAAGAACAGATTACATCGCTCAAAGAAGCTTTAGCAACAGGTACAGAGACAGTCACTATAGGTGACCGTTCGATCAAATACCGAAGCGTTGACGAAATTCGTCAGATTCTTGCCAAACTCGAAGCCGAGTCCGTAGGTTCTTCATCGGATTATGTGCCGTTTGGTGTCCTTCAGGTCAACTATTCAAGGGGGATTTGAAACAACGAAGCCCCAATCTCCGGCAAGAGATTGAGGCTTCTAACCGCACTAACCTTTGCAGGAGGCTAATATGGCTAACGATATTTATACCAAAAATTTATCAAAGCATTATCTTTATCAAACTTGGGCTGCCATCAAAAGAAGGTGTTTCAAACCAAATGACCGCTCCTTCAAAAATTATGGCGCCATTGGGATTACGATGTACCCCGAATGGATAGAAAGTTCCAGAACATTTTTGAAATGGATGGATGAAAATCTACGGATTGAGACCTGAAGGATTTAGTCTTGATCGAATCGACCCCTGGGGGAATTACGAACCCGGAAACTTGCGATGGGCGTCTTGCTCTACTCAATCCCTCAACATTCGAGACCCTGAAGGTAGAAGAAGAAAGCTGTCTGAAGCGAATAAAGGTAAAAAGAAGAAGCCTCATTCCGAAGAAACGAAAGCGAAAATGAGGAAGGCACGAAGTGCAGAAGGAAGATACAATATAAGTATCGCAAAGAAAGGAAATCATCTTTCAAAAGAACATAAATTGAGTATTAGTTCTGGTTTGAGAGGAAAGCCAAAACCTAAAATGCCTTGCCCGCTCTGCGGAACTCTTTGTGCGCCTGCAAACTATTCTCGCCACATTCAGGGCAAAAATTGCCAAAAACTAAGGAAAACAGAATGAATTTGTTAGATAAAGCGGTATCATACATCAGTCCGATGTCTCGGACTAAGACGCAAGAATGCACGCGAACTGCTCGCGCGTTCTTATGATTCTGCCTCAACAAAAAGAAGAGTCCAAGACTGGAGAACTGTCAACTC